GTTGATAGTTTTACCCCAAAACAAACTATTTAGCGGTATCATTGTGGCAATTGGTGAAGGTAAGAAAAGTCCAAAAGGGCATATTGAACCTATGAACGTCAAAGAAGGCGACCATGTGCTATTCGGTGAGTTTTCCGGGCAAAAGGTTACTGTCGATGGCGAGGAATTGCTTATGATGCGCGAACCTGATGTGATTGGAATATTAAATGGCGTATGACCAAACCTCAATGAATATCGTTGGCAAAGTAGCCAACGTAGGTAGTAACCCTACTAGTACTCCAGAAGATCAATCAGATTGTTTGGCTACTATGCGCCATCGCTTTCAAATGGCGATGTCTGCGTATTCTGAATCAAGAGAAGATGAGTTAGATGACCTTCGCTTTATGGCTGGTTCCCCAGACAATCAATGGCAGTGGCCTGCTGACGTATTGGCAACCCGCGGTTCTGTCCAAGGACAAACCATTAACGCGCGCCCATGCCTCACAATCAACAAACTACCTCAGCACGTCAAACAAGTAACAAACGAACAACGTCAGAATCGACCCTCTGGGAAAGTAATCCCTGCGGACGACAAAGGCGACATAGAAGTAGCAGAGATCTTTGAAGGTATGGTTCGCCATATCGAGTATATGTCTGACGCCGATGTGGTCTACGATACTGCTTGCGAAAACCAAGTGACTTATGGTGAAGGCTACTTCCGTATTTTGACTGAGTACTGCAACGAAGATTCGTTTGATCAAGATTTGCGTTTAGGTCGTATTCGTAACGCGTTTAGCGTTTACATGGATCCAATGATCCAAGATCCTGCGGGTTGTGATGCTGAATGGTGTTTTATTAGCCAAGATATTGAAAAAGATGAATATGAGCGTCAATATCCTGACGCCGCACCCATTACTTCGATTATGTCCCAAGGCGTAGGCGATTCATCCCTATCCCAATGGATTAATGAAAATACCATTCGTATTGTTGAGTATTTTTATCATAAACACACTCCAACTAAGCTCAACTTGTACCCAGGCAATCAATCGTTTTACGATGGCAGCCTTGAAGATAAGAATATGAAAGAAATGGGCTTAAAACCCATTAAATCCCGCACGGTAGATGTTAAAAAAGTGATGTGGATGAAGTCCAATGGCTATGAAGTCCTTCAAGAACAAGAATGGGCGGGCAAATGGATCCCCGTCATCCGCGTTGTAGGCAACGAATTTGAGGTAGATGGTCGTATTTATGTGTCTGGCTTGGTTAGAAACGCTAAAGATGCACAACGTATGTACAACTATTGGGTATCCCAAGAGGCAGAAATGCTTGCTTTGGCGCCAAAAGCACCATTTATCGGTTACGGCGGTCAGTTTGAAGGCTACGAAAACCAATGGAAAACTGCCAACACGACCAATTGGCCGTATTTGGAGGTTAACCCCGATGTTACTGATGGAATGGGTGCAACGCTGCCACTTCCACAACGCGCCCCACCACCTTTGGCACAAACTGGTCTTATTCAAGCCAAAATGGGCGCGTCTGATGATATCAAGTCCACAACTGGACAGTATGACTCGAGCTTAGGTGCCACAAGCAACGAACGCTCGGGAAAAGCTATTTTGGCGCGCGAGCGTCAAGGCGACGTAGGCACTTTCCACTACGGCGACAACCTGACTAAAGCCATTCGTTTTGCAACGCGTCAATTAATTGACCTAATCCCTAAAATTTACGATACCGAGCGTATTGCCCGTATCGTAGGTGTAGATGGTGAAGTGTCAATGGTCAAGTTAAACCCTGATCAACCTGAACCAGTTAAGAAAATCGTTGATCAGCAAGGCGTTGTGATTGAAAAAGTCTATAACCCTAGCGTTGGTGTGTACGATGTGGTTGCTACTACAGGCCCAGGTTACATGACTAAGCGCCAAGAAGCTATGGAAGCTATGGCTCAGATCTTGCAAGGCAATCCTCAGTTGTGGTCAGTTGCAGGCGACTTATTTGTTAAAAATATGGATTGGCCTGGCGCCCAAGAGATGTCTAAACGCTTGGCTAAGACTATTGACCCTAAACTTTTATCTAATACCGACGAAGATCCCGCTTTGCAAGCTGCTCAGCAACAAATGCAAGCAATGGGTCAAGAGATGGAAGGTATGCACCAAATGCTTCAAAATGTTAGCAAGTCAATGGAAGCGCAAGAGATGGAGCGTAAAGATTTTGAAGCCCAAATTAAGCTATTTGATGCTGAAACTAAGCGTTTAGCTACGGTTCAAGCGTCTATGTCCCCCGAACAAATTCAAGATATTGTTATGGGGACTGTACATGGAATGATGGTTAGTGGCGATCTTGTAACTGAAATGCAACGCGATACGGCGATGAGTATGCAAGAAGAACAGCAAATGGAACAGCCACAAGGTCAACCAATGCCTGAACAAATGCCACCACAAGGGATGCCACAATGAAAGCTGCTGATTTTGTAGGACTGTTTTTCTTAGCCCGTGATGTAACCCATTCGGTTCATTTAAATACCCGTAGCTATTCAAAGCACAAGGCTTTGCAAAAATTTTACAATAATATTATTGACCTTGCAGACGCATTTTCTGAAGCATATCAGGGACGGCACGGGTTAATTGGCCCAATTAGCCTAATGTCGGCTAAAAAAACTAGCAATGTCATTGAGTTTTTAGAATCACAACTTGCAGAGATTGAATCTGTGAGATACGATGTCGTAGATAAGAACGATAGCGCTTTGCAACAATTGATAGATAATATTATTGAACTGTATTTAACAACCCTTTATAAACTTCGCTTTTTGGCGTAAGGAATTAACATGGCAAACTACACATATTCAGATGCAACCGTACAAGTAAAAGTTGGCGCAGGTAAACTTTACGGCATTTTTGTATCGACATCTTCTAGCGGCACTTTAACTGTATATGACAGCCAAGCTAAAAGCGCTAGCGACCCAAAAATTGCTAATACAATCACCGTATCAGCAGGCACACAATATTTAAGTTTTCCTAACGGGATCTTTTTCAATAAAGGTTTGTATATTGTGCTTGCAAACACAGCTACTTTTACAGTAGTCTACGAGTAATTAAAAAATTAAATCGTACTGGTGCGATACACCAGGGTTTCTTAAGGAAACATCGAAATGGACGAAAGTCAAGAAGTAGTACTAGCGGAAGTATCCGCGCCAGAGCAGGTGGCAACGGCTGCACCTGAGTCTGAAGTAACAGCGCCGGAAGCAGTAGAACCAGCAGCAGAAGCACCTAAGACCTTCTCACAAGAAGAACTTGATGCCGCTATTGGTAAACGACTTGCCAGAGAACAACGTAAGTGGGAAAGAGAGCAGGCAGCTAAAGCCGCTGAAAAGCAGCTTAAAACTCCAGTAGAAATCCCGCCAATTGAACAATTTAATTCACCTGAAGAATATGCCGATTTATTGGCAGAACGTAAGGCAGAAGAATTGCTTGCTAGGCGTGAACAAGCTAGGGTGCAGTCCGAAACTCTTGAGGCATTTCACGACAGAGAAGAAGAAGCGCGGAATAAGTACGATGACTTTGAACAAGTTGCGTATAACCCCAAGCTTCCAATCACTGACGCGATGGCTCAAACGATTCAGTCTTCTGATGTTGGCCCCGATATGGCTTATTACCTAGGGTCTAATCCGAAAGAAGCAGAGCGTATTTCTCGTTTATCGCCACTTTCGCAAGCCAAAGAATTAGGGAAAATTGAAGCTAAATTAGCTGATAACCCAGTTGTAAAAAAGACTTCGAGCGCCCCAGCACCAATTGCTCCGATTACGGCAAGATCCTCTGGATCGCCTGCAACAGACACGACCGACCCTCGTTCGATTAAATCGATGAGTACGTCAGAGTGGATTGAAGCGGAACGCCAACGTCAGATCAAGAAGTGGGAAGCGCAGAGAAACCGCTAACTATTTTTTAATTAGGACTTTATTATGTCAAATTCGATCTTAACCATCGACATGATTACAAGAAAAGCTCTCGAGATCCTTGAGAACAACCTTGTACTCACACGTAACGTAAACCGCCAGTATGACGATTCTTTCGCTGTTGAAGGCGCAAAAATTGGTTCTACTCTCCGTATCCGCTTACCAGACCGCGCTTTGGTAACTGACGGTGCCGCCTTGCAAGTTCAAGACGACAACGAACAGTACACAACTTTGTCTGTTGCTAGTCAAAAGCACATTGGTGTTAACTTCACCTCTGCTGAAT